TAGCATTCAAGGTTTATCAGAAGGTACATCGTACTTCATTACTGGAGCGAATACAACCGGCTTTACTCTCTCGTTAACATCTGGTGGAGCAAACGTTGCCATCTCGAATGGCGCAGCCAACTCGGTCGTATTCTTCACAAAACAATCAGCGACTGATCTTGGCCTTACGCTCGCTCAAGCACGTCTTGCGGTGACAGCAGTCAGTGACAAGCTAACGGTTGGCGACTACGTAGAAGTTGGTAATACTACTATCGGTAAGCAGAATATGAAGGTCGCTTCAAAAGGCGCACAAGCCGATGATGGTACAAACATCTACTTTAACATCGTTTTCGATTCAACTTGGAACAAATCGACTAACTTCAGCGCAAACTCTTTGACACGTCAATGGGAATACTTCAACACTGTAGATTCTGCTCCAGGCGTATCTCAAGCGATGACAAACGCCGGACTTTCTACGAAAGACGAAGTTTCAGTTGTTGTGGTTGACGAAGATGGTCTAATCAGCGGAACACCTGGTCAAGTACTTGAAATCTACCAAAACCTTTCGCGTGCAACAGATGCTAAGAAAGAAGATGGTACAACTAACTACTATAAGACAGCGATCAACGACTTCTCACGTTGGGTTTGGGCTACAAACGATCGCTCAGGCGCTGCTTCGAATACTCTCTCAACCGTTGCTAACTCGACCAATACGACGACTTATACGAAGTCTTTCGTTCGAGGAACAGATGGCGCGACAGAAAGTACAGTATCAATGGCAGCCGTTGGTGCTGCATACGATCTCTTCGCAGATGCAAGTACAGTCGATGTTTCTTTGATTCTTCAAGGGAAAGCAATCGGAACCAGCGACGTTCAGCTAGCTAACTATCTGATCGATAACATTGCAGAAGTTCGTAAGGATTGCGTAGTGTTCGTATCTCCTGCATACTCTGATGTTGTAGGTATCGCAACAGAAAACGCACAAGCTCAGAACATCGTAGATTTCAGAAATCTTCTGCGTAATACTTCATATGCATTCCTCGATTCTGGTTACAAGTATCAGTACGACAAGTATGCTGACGTATATCGCTACATTCCTTTGAACGGAGATATTGCTGGTATTACTGCTCGCAGTGATAGCCTGAAAGATCCTTGGTTCTCTCCTGCTGGATTTACTCGCGGTCAAATTAAAAACCTCGTGAAGTTGGCATTCAGCCCTGGAAAAACTGAAAGAGATCTTCTGTATAAGAACGATGTCAATCCAATCGTAACATTCCCAGGTCAAGGCACAGTACTTTACGGAGATAAGACTCTCCTAGGTCGTGCAAGTGCATTCGACCGTATTAACGTACGTCGCTTGTTTATTGTTCTTGAAAAGGCGATTGCAACAGCTTCAAACTCTACGCTGTTTGAATTCAACGACGATTTCACAAGATCACAGTTTGTAAATCTAGTTGAACCATATCTTCGCGACGTTCAAGGTCGTCGTGGAATCTTTGACTTCCGCGTGGTTTGTGACGAGACGAATAACACTGCTGAAGTAATTGACAGCAATCGCTTTGTTGGAGACATCTACATTAAGCCTGCTAAGTCGATCAACTTCATTCAGCTAAACTTCGTCGCCGTCAGATCTGGTGTCGAGTTCAATGAAATCGCTGGCCAGTTCTAATAAATAAAAATAAACGTAGGAGGAAAGTAAATGGCTTTTAATATCAATGAAATGAGAAGCCAGCTACAATTTGGCGGTGCAAGACAAAATCTGTTCCAAGTGGATATTTCAAATCCCGCGAACAGTGATGGAGATCGAAAAACAAGATTCATGTGTCAGGCAGCTCAGCTGCCTGGCTCTGATCTTGGAGTCATTCCAGTGTTTTACTTTGGTCGTCAAATGAAGTTAGCTGGTGATAGAACATTCGCCGAATGGACAGTCACGATCATGAACGATGAAGACTTCTTGATTCGGAATGCCATGGAAGAATGGTCGAATCAGATCAATCGTCTACAGCGCAACGTCAGAGAAATTGGCCCTGGATATAAGTCTCAGGCCACAGTCACTCAGTTTGGTAAAGATGGTACGAAGATCCGTACTTATGATTTTAACGGAATCTTCCCAAGTAATATCAGCCCGATCGAGCTCGATTGGTCGACGACTGATCAGATCGAACTGTTCCAGGTGACATTCCAATATGACTACTGGTCAGTTGGTAAGGTCGGACAGACAGGCGATGCCGGCGGCGATTAATAAGTAAAGGGTAGTTATTACCCTTACTTTTTTTGTTATTTAAATTGGAGAATCCATGGCCGAGTTATTTGGTTTTGAAATTAAAAGAAAGCAAGAAGAAAAAGCGCTTCTATCATTTGCCCCAAAACAGGACGATGATGGAGCGCTTGTTCTTGCTGAAGGTGGCGCTTACGGTCAATATGTTGATATGGAAGGTTCTATTCGAACCGAATCAGAGCTCGTCTCGAAGTATAGAGAGATGGCTCAACATCCTGACATCGAGTTGGCTGTCGATGACATTATCAACGAAGCTGTCGTAATTGATCCAAAGAAAGAACCTGTATCTTTAAATCTTGACGATTTAGAGCAGCCAGACAAAGTCAAAAAGCTTATCCTTGATGAGTTTGATACAGTACTCGAACTGCTTGAATTTAATCAACACGCCTACGAAATTTTCCGTAAATGGTATGTAGACGGCAGAATATTCTATCACTTGATGATCGACGAGAAGAAGCCAAGAGAAGGCATTCAAGAACTACGCTACGTAGATCCTCGTAAGCTTCGGAAAGTCAAGACTCAAAAGAAAAGAAAAGCTGCGAAAGATTCAAATGTCATTGTTCCGATGGTAGGCGAAGAGTTCTATATCTACAATGAAAATGGTTTCGGTAAAACACCAAGCCAACCAAATTATCAAGATCCTACTACTCAAGGCATTAAGATTGCAGTCGACTCTATTGTCAATGTATCTTCTGGTCTTGTCAATGTCAAAGGTGACATGGTTCTTGGTTATTTACAGAAGGCAATTAAGCCTCTTAATCAGTTAAAGGCGATGGAAGACTCATTAGTCATCTATCGTATCTCACGTGCACCTGAACGTCGTATCTTCTATATTGATGTCGGCAACTTACCGAAAATGAAAGCTGAGCAATATCTTCGTGATGTCATGACTCGCTTTAAGAATAAGGTAGTGTACGATGCCGGGACCGGAGAAATCCGGGATGATCGTAAGCATATGACAATGCTTGAGGATTTCTGGCTACCACGACGTGAAGGCGGTAAGGGTACAGAAATTACTACTCTTCCAGGTGGACAAAACCTCGGACAGATCGACGACATCGTTTACTTTCAGCGTAAGCTTTATAAAGCGCTGAACGTTCCTATTTCACGTTTAGATCCTGAACAAGCTTTCAACTTTGGAAGAGCCACTGAAGTCACTCGCGACGAAGTGAAGTTTGCTAAATTCATTACGCGTCTTCGTGCAAGATTTTCAGAAGTTTTTAGTAAAATTCTTGAGAAACAATTGATTCTGAAAGGTATCATTACCTCAGAAGATTGGTCAGAATTTAAAGCTAACTTTAAGTACGAATACTCTGAAGATAATCACTTCGCCGAATTGAAGAATACAGAAATTCTTCGCGATCGTATCTCGATGCTTCGTGATGTCGATGACTATGCAGGCAAGTACTACTCGCATGAATGGATTCGCCGCAACGTTCTTTATCAGACAGAAGAAGACATGGAAGAGATTGATAAGCAGATTATTGAAGAAATGGATAATCCACAGTATGCTCCTCCAGAAATGGGGCCAGGTGGAGAGCAGTTACCACCTGGAGATGTAGGCACTGAGCCTTCTCCAGATGATGCGACTCCTTCACCAGCAGGTAAACCGAAGGCTACTTCTATTCCAAACGTACCAGATTTGGTAGGAAAATAAACCGAGTATAAATAGTAAAAGAATTTTGGAGAATTTATATGGATATTGACGAACTGATTGGAGCAACCGTAGATCAACAACCTACTCGGTTTGCAAACGCATTCGATGCAATTATGAGACAGAAGATTGACGCAAGACTCGAAGATGAGAGCGTTGCATATGCTCAGCAGATGTTCGCCGAGCCAGAAGATATCGATGACGAAGACGAAGACACCGATGATGACTTCGACGAAGAAGATTTTGAAATTGACGACGAAGAGTTCGAAGACGAAGATTTTAATATCGATGATCTTGATCTTGAAGAGTTACAAGATCTTGAAGACTTAGACACAGAGGAAGATGACGACGATGGCGAAGACGCTTAAAGATTTCTTAAATGAAAGACAGCTTGGACCAATGGTCGTCAAAAATCCTGACGAGCAAAAGTTCATCGATAAACACGTAGTTGCGAAGACTGACGATCGCAACGGCAATGACGACGAAGTTTTCAAAGGCTCGAAGGTCAAGATGGCCGATCGTCCGAAACATCGTAAGGGCTACAATCCTGGTCAAGACGAAGAAGTATACGAAGAACTAAAAGGTGCTCAGCATAAGATCGATGCTAATAAGAATGGCAAGGTTGATGCGCATGACTTCCACCTTCTTCGTAAGAAGAAAAAGGTTGCTGAAGAAGCTGAAGAGCTAGAAGAGCTTAGCGAACCTACTGTACGCACTTATTATAATAAGGCCGGCGAACAAGGCAAAAAGATTGCCGATAAAATGAAGATGGGCGGCGGAGATTGGTCAAAAGACGGATCAGATACTAAGACTCTGAAGAAGCGTGCAGCTGGTCGTACGATGGCTTTGAAGCGCCGCAGCGGTGAAATGAAGATGTCTGAAGATTCAGAACAGATCGATGAAATTTTAGACACACCAAAGAAAGCTGCTGACTACAAAGCCAAAGCTGAAAAGTCATTCAAAGATAATATTTGGAAGGGTGGAGCAAAAGCTGTTCGTACTACTACAAAACGACTCTACGGTTTATCGCATCCAAAGGTTGCTGAAGAAGTAGAGATTGAAGAAAAGCTTGACATGAAGAAAGCTTCGATGGGAACCGTAGTCAAGGATTTCCAGAAGTCTGATGCTCCTCAGTTTATGGGTAAATCACAGAAGAAGCGCCAAGTGATGGCAATCGCTGCGAAGCTTTCAGCAGAGCGCGGTGACAAACCACTCAACAAAGAAGAGCGTCTTCTGACTAAGTTGGCTGATATTTCAGAAACACATCAGAGAACGATGATATCGGTCTTTGAAAAACTCAACGAAGATAACCAATATGCATTCATGCAAGCTTGCGACACCGCAGACGGCATCGAGCAAATGTTGGACTTCTCAATCAGTTATAGAGGTGAATAATGGCTGTTACTATTACATCAAATAAGAAAAATACTTCTGCCGTTATTCACATATCTGCTGCGAATAGCGGCAATATTGTGGTTGTTGGCAATAGCACTACTACAAATGTTGGTGCCACTGCCACCTGTCTCGCTACGAGCGATGAGGTTCTTTCTGGAGCTTATATCGCACAAATTTTTTGGGGTTGTGACGGCAATGGCCATATTCAAATCCTCAGAGGTACGACTCTTGTTGGCGTATATGACTCGACTGGATACTGTGACTATGCCGGTAACGGGATGCCGCTCAATGTAAATCCTACGGCAAATTTAGTAGTTAATTTTGTCGGTTCTGCAAACTCATATTGTTTGCTGGAAGTACAGAAGCAAGGCACATTCATTTCACCATATAACAACTCGTAAGGTAAGAACATGAAGCTAATCACAGAAGTTGTTGAAGATCTAAAATGTATTACTGAATCTCGTGAAGACGGGAAGAAGAACGTATACATTGAAGGTATCTTCTTGCAAGGAGGCATCAAGAACCGCAACGGTCGTATGTATCCTGTCGAAACTCTTGAAAAAGAAGTCAATCGTTACGACGAGTCTTACATTCAAAAAGGTCGTGCTCTCGGTGAGTTAGGTCATCCTGATGGTCCGTCGATTAACCTCGATCGTGTATCTCATATGATCACTTCTTTGAAGAGAGAAGGCACCAATTTCGTGGGTCGAGCAAAGCTGATGGATACTCCGATGGGTAATATTGCCAAGGGGCTGATCGGCGAAGGTGTCAAGCTCGGTGTTTCATCCAGAGGTATGGGTTCATTGAAGCTAAATAAAGAAGGCATTAATGAAGTTCAAGACGATTTCTATCTCGCTACAGCTGCTGATATTGTAGCTGATCCTTCTGCTCCAGATGCATTTGTGAACGGAATTATGGAAGGTGTTGAGTGGGTTTGGCAAGACGAACTTCTCGTCGCAAAGAAACAAGCGGCTGCAGTACTCGAACAAGTTGTACAAAATATTGAAAGCGCATCTTCTTCTAAACAGCTCGATGCTAAAAAGTTTGAAATTTTTGAGAACTTCCTCAATAAAATTTCTAAAATCTAATTAGAATAAATAAATAAATATTACAAGGAGTCAAAAATGTCAAATAAAGATACGAGTGAAATCGTTCAAGACGGTATCGATGAATCTGCTGGTTCGGAAACATTGAAGCCGAATCCAACACGTGCAGAGATGCTAGCTACTTTTAGCCAGCTCCTTGCTCAGCTGAAGGGCGAAGATCTTTCGCACTTCTTTAACGATTCGATCAAGCAATATAGTGCCGATGGTATTCCTTCGTCGCCAACTCCCGGTGGAGCTCCTGGTATGGGTCAAATGCCAATGCCTACGCTTAATGCGGTCAAGGAAGACATCGATGAAGTTTTCGCCGGTGAAGATCTGACCGAAGAAGCAAAAGAAAAGTTTTCTACAATCTTTGAAGCTGCTGTTTCAGCTCGCGTTTCGATCGAAGAAGCTCGTCTTGAAGAAGAGTTTGAAACTCGTCTTGGCGAAGAAGTAGAAGAAATCAAAGAAGAGATCACTACAAAAATCGACCAGTATCTCGATTATGTAGTAGAATCGTGGATGGAAGACAACAAGCTTGCTGTCGAATCCACATTACGCGCCGATATTGCAGAGAACTTCATGGAAGGTCTTTACAATCTATTTGCTGAATCATACATTACAGTACCTGAAGAGAAGCTTGATGTAGTTGGTGAATTGAAGGCACAGATCGAAGAACTTGAAACAAAGTTCGACGAGTCTGTAAACAAGCAACTCGAACTGCAGTCAGTCATCGATGAAGCGACAATGGAAGCGGCATTCGACGAAGTGACCGAAGGTCTTGCTGCTACACAGGTAGAAAAACTTCGCACTCTTGCAGAAGGTATCGAGTTCACAGATTCTGAGTCTTATGTAAAGAAACTCAATATTTTGAAGGGCAAGTACTTCTCTGAAAAGAAAGAAATTAATTCTGGTGTGATTACAGAAGAAGCGTCAGAAGGCCTTACTGAAGAAGCTAAACCTGTAGCAGTTGGTGAAATGGCAAACTATGTCAGCGCGATTTCAAGAACTAAAACCAAAAACTTTTAATTGATAAATAATAAACAAATCCTAAGGATAAAGGGAGAATAAAATGTTAGCTGAGGAACTAAATAACAAGTGGAAGCCAGTGCTCGAGCACTCGGATCTTCCAGAAATTAAAGATGCTCACAAGCGCCTTGTCACTGCGACAGTGCTTGAGAACACAGAGCGCGCGCTTCGCGAAGCTGGTGGCGGGCAGCAAATGCTTGGAGAAGCTGAATCTACAAATACTGTAGGCAGCGGAAATATTGCAAACTTCGATCCGGTACTGATTTCGCTCGTACGTCGTTCGATGCCAAATCTAATTGCTTATGATGTTTGCGGAGTTCAGCCAATGAACGGCCCAACCGGCCTTATCTTTGCAATGCGTTCGCAGTATGCTAACTCGTCAGATCCGAGTGTTGCAGAAGCTTTCTACAACGAAGCCAACACAGGTCACGCTTCGCGTCTCGGCGCTGGCTTAACAGCTGCTAACACCGGTGCTGCTACAGCAACTACTGTTGGTGCTAACACCGTTGGTACAGCACCTGATTCGTCAAACAACGCAGGCAACACGTTCTACAACTACACAATGGGTCTTCTCGTTGGTTCGGCTGAATTGCTCGGCGCTAACAGCACATACATCTTCCCGGAAATGGGCTTCTCAATCGAGAAGGTTACCGTATCTGCAAAGACACGTGCACTGAAGGCTGAATACACACTTGAACTCGCACAAGATCTGAAAGCGATTCATGGTCTTGACGCAGAATCAGAACTTTCGAACATTCTTTCGGGCGAAATCCTTGCAGAAATCAACCGTGAAGTTGTTCGCTCGATCATTATCACTGCTGAAAAGGGTGCAACCGAAGGAACCACAACTGCTGGTATCTTCGACCTCGACACCGATTCAAACGGTCGTTGGTCAGTTGAAAAGTTCAAAGGTCTTCTGTTCCAGATCGAACGTGAATGCAACCAGATCGCGAAGCAAACACGTCGCGGTAAGGGTAACGTAATCATCTGCTCGTCTGATGTTGCTTCGGCACTTCAAATGGCAGGCGTTCTTGATTACGCTCCTGCATTGAACACCTCTTCGTTGAATATCGACGACACAGGCAACACATTTGCTGGTGTTATCAGTGGTCGCATTAAGGTCTATATCGATCCTTATGCCGGTACAAACTTCTTGGTCGTAGGCTATAAGGGTTCGAATCCGTTCGACGCCGGTCTGTTCTATTGCCCATACGTTCCACTTCAGATGGTTCGTGCGGTTGATCCAGGTTCGTTCCAACCGAAGATTGGCTTCAAGACACGCTACGGCATGGCACCGAATCCATTCGCAAAGGGTACAACTGCTGCTTCTGCAACAGCTGTTCTTGAGCAGGATTCGAACAAGTACTATCGTCGCGTTCTTGTTAACAACTTGATGTAATATAAGAGTTGGTGTAAAACCAACCTCTAAAACTGGAAGGGGAGTCGAAAGGCTCCCCTTCTTTTTGGCATGTACAATATATAAATAGTGTGTATAATGGGTATTACAGCCGAAGGAAAGATATGACAGCCGTAAATAATATAAACAAAAACTTTCTGTCACCTTTAGGCTATAAGTTTACTTTGGCTCGAGCACCTGCGATTAGCTATAATGTACAGAATGTTCGTTTTCCTGGAGTACAGATGAGTAACGGCGAGAGTCCAACTCCGTTCGTTCCGATTCCAGTCACAGGCAAACTGACTTATAGTCCTCTCGATCTGACGTTTCGCGTGAATGAAGATATGACAGATTATCTCGAGATCTATAACTGGATGGTAGCACTCGCTTCTCCAGTAAGTTTCGATGGATATAAGGCTTTACAGAATTCTCAAGTTGGAGGCACAGCTGCTTTATATTCAGATCTCAACTTACAGATTATGAATAGTAGCATGAACTCGAATATTATGATAACTTTTTATGATGCATTTCCAGTGAGTATTGGAGATATTGAGTTTAATACTACAGATACTAGTGTCAATTATATAGAATGCAGTGTAGAGTTTAAATATCTAAGGTATGATATCGAAGTTTTATAGGATTTAGTTATGAAAATTGATGACATTTATGCAGAATGGGAAAAAGATTCCCAGATTAATCGCTCTGAGCTCGGCGACGAGGCGCTCAACATTCCAAAGCTCCATCACAAGTATTTTAAGATCTTTACGCATGAGCGTCTGCTGCTTCGTAAACAAGAAGTTGAACTCAAGCAACTGAAGCTCGAGAAGTTGGAGTTCTACACGCTTGGACCAACAGAAGAGTCTCATGAGAAAGGTTGGCGCTTGCCACCACAAGGAAAAATACTGAAATCTGAAGTGAATAACTATATCGAAGCAGACAAGGATATGGTAAATCTATCGCTCAAACTCGGCATTCAGCACGAGAAGATCGATCTCCTTGAATCCATCATCAAGTCTCTCACTGCTCGTGGTTTTAATATTAAGGCCGCAATAGAATGGGAACGGTTTAAAGTAGGTATTTAATGAGTTCAGTGCATCTTAAATTTATTAATAATGTCCATGTCAAAGTGGAAGCAGAGCCATCGACTATTATGGAACTGGCAGATGCGTTTACGTTCTATGCTGAGAACTATAAGTTCCATCCAAAGTATCGAGCGAGAATGTGGGATGGAAAGATTCGTCTCGTCAACAATCTGACTGGATATGTATACGCCGGACTGGCAAGGCATATTAAAAAGTTTTGCGATGCTCGAAACTATACATTCTCGTTTGATGAAGAGATGTACTATGACGGAGTGTCTGAGCATGAGTTGAGGGAATTCATAGATACTCTTAGAATTCCGGAAAAGTATGCAATTCGAGACTATCAGTTTGATTCAATCTTAAAGTGTATTCGATCGAATCGAAGAACATTAGTATCGCCAACTTCTTCTGGTAAATCATTAATGATCTACATTCTGATGAGATGGTATCAGAAACACAAAGGTTTGATTATCGTTCCTACGATTGGATTGGTGAATCAGATGGAGAGTGACTTTCGAGAGTATGGATATACAGGTGATATTCATATGTCGACTCAAGGTTTAAGTAAGTCGAATGACATCGAAGCTGAACTTGTTATTACAACGTGGCAGTCACTCAATAATGGTAAGAATAAGATGCCAAAACCTTGGTATCAACAGTTTGGAGTCGTATTCGGAGATGAAGCCCACGGAGCAAAAGCTACTTCGCTTATACAAATTCTTAGCAGTCTTACTGATTGTAAGTATCGTTTTGGTACTACCGGCACGCTCGATGGTACACCTCTTAATGAGACAACAATCGAAGGTCTCTTCGGTCCAAAGTACAAAGCAGTTACCACAAAAGAACTTATGGATCAAGGATACGTATCTAAACTCAAGATCAAGTGTATCGTCCTTAAATATGATGAACAGACAAGCAAAGATCTCAAAGGAAAAACATATCAAGAAGAAATCGATTTCCTCGTTGGTAGTGAAGCTCGGAATAAGTTCATCCGCAACCTCGGACTCTCTTTAAAAGGTAATAAGCTTGTTTTCTTTCGAATTGTCGATCATGGTAAAACACTCTATGATCTCATCACAAGAAGTACTAATCATAATGTTTTTTACATTGATGGTTCTGTTAGTGGTGATATGCGAGAGTCTATACGAAAGGCTCTCGAAGAAGAAGAAAACGCTATCCTCCTCGCCTCGCTCGGAACGACATCGACAGGTGTGAGTATCAATCGACTACATCATATGATCGCAGCTTCTCCATCGAAGTCGAAGATTAAGGTTCTACAGTCCATCGGTCGTATGCTTCGATTGCATGAAGAGAAACAAGAACACGGTGCTATCTTATATGATATCGTCGATGATCTCTCTTACAAATCCCATCAAAACTTTACGCTCAAGCATTTTATTGAACGTACGAAGATTTATGATGCTGAGCAGTTTGACTACGAAATCTATAACGTAAAGGTTTAATTATGATAAAAGTATTACATTTGATTAACGGCGAAGTCCTGATCGGTAAAATCAAAAATGACACAGACAGATCAGCGACACATACAATTGAACAACCATTTATGATGGATATTGTCGACGACTCAGATGAAGGTTCTGGTATTCGTATGGATTATTTGTTAGCATTTTCGAAAGATAACTGTGTACATATAAAGAAAAACGTGGTATTGTATAGCTATAATCCTTCGAATAGACTCGAAGAATATTATGGCCGACTCGTTGAATTTACGGCTAAACGCGAAAATGATGTCATGTTAAAGCAAACCCTCGAGGGTATGGATGAGATGGATCGTAAGATGAAATCTTTTCTGACACAAAGACTCGTAGGAAAAAGTACAGTAAATTGAGAAAGTTGAATAATGATTAAAAAGAAACCGACTACCCACTATATCGACAATAAGTTGTTTTATACCGAGATGGTCAAGTTCTGGAATTCTTGTCAAGAAGCAAAGAAGAATGGTGAACCAAGGCCAGCGATTCCAAATTATGTAGGCAAATGCATTATGTTGATTGCCCAGCGCCTCTCAACTCGGCCTAACTTTATTGGGTATTCTTATCGCGAAGAGATGGTAGGTGATGGCATTGAAAACTGTCTGACATACATTCATAACTTCAATCCAGAAAAATCTTCGAATCCATTCGCTTACTTTACACAAATCATTTACTATGCGTTTTTACGTCGAATTCAAAAAGAAAAGAAGCACACATATATCAAACACAAAGCTTTTGAGAATAGCATGATCATGAACACTCTCGTAGACATGGCACCAGAAGATCGATCGCACTTCAATGCCGCATTTATCAATGTATCAGAAAAGCTTGGTGAATTGGTAGAGAAGTTTGAAGCAAAGAAACCACCAAAGCCTGTCGAAAAGAAAGGCGTAGAGAAGTTTATCGAGGACGAAGAAGATGAAGGATAATATTCCAGCTCTGGTTCAACAGATCAGAGAAAACATGCTGAATGAAAAAACACCTGAACACATTCGATATAACTACATGATTTCAATGGAACTCATTCGTGATTTCGCGGATATGTCTTTACGTGAATATTATAATAAGAAGAAGATTTTTAAATGAAAATTGCTTTGATCACTGACACTCATTGGGGAGCCCGCGGAGATTCTGCGGCTTTTGCAGAATATTTTAATAGGTTTTATTATGACTACTTTTTCCCGTATCTTACTGAACATGGTATTAATCGTATATTTCATCTTGGGGATATTGTTGATAGGCGTAAGTATATTAATTTTGTCACCGCAAGACACCTACGAAGATTCGTCGAGCACTGTGATAGCTCCGGAATACGTCTAGATGTGATCATCGGCAACCATGATACTTCGTTCAAGAACACGAACGAAGTCAATTCAATGCGCGAGTTGTTTGATCACTCGACGTATGACATTCATTATTACTCAGATCCAACAGAAGTAGATATCGACGGCTTGAGTATTGCCGTACTTCCTTGGATTTGTTCTGGCAACTATGATGAAAGCATGAAGTTTATCGATGACACTTCTGCGCAGGTTTTATTTGGGCATCTCGAACTCGCTGGCTTCGAAATGTATAAGGGTGCAGTGAATGATCATGGATTTAGCGCTAGCATGTTTGATAAGTTTGATGTCGTGTGTAGTGGGCATTTCCATCATAAATCCACGCGTGGTAATATCAATTATCTTGGCGCACCCTACGAAATGTCTTGGTCTGACTATGATGATCCAAGGGGCTTTCATATATTTGACACAGACACTCGTGAGCTAACATTCATACAGAATCCTTATACGATGTTTCAGAAGTGGTTCTATGATGATGCCAAATGGCTCAACTTTGAATCCATTCATGAATTAGATTTCGATGCTGTCAAAGGTAACTATGTGAAGGTCATTGTGAAGAACAAGAACAATCCTTTCTGGTTCGATACATATATTGATAAGCTCGAAAAGGCAGGTGCTCTTGACATACAAGTGGTCGAAGACAATCTCAATCTTCAACTGGAAGATGACCGTGACATTGTCAATGAAGCGGAAGATACACTCACAATCCTCACCAAAGTGATTGACCAGTGGGAAACTCCAGTGGATAAAAAAAGATTGTACAATTTCTTAACAACGTTGTATGGTGAAGCTTTAAGTGTGGAGTAATCATGATTTATTTTAACAAACTCCGTTGGCAGAATCTTCTGTCGACTGGAAATCAAATGACTGAAGTCCAATTGGATCGCAGCAAATCTACACTCATTCTCGGTGAAAATGGCGCAGGCAAGTCGACGATCTTGGATGCGCTGTCTTATGTCTTGTATGGTAAAGCTTTCCGTAATATCAATAAGCCACAGCTTGTCAATTCAATGACAAATAAGAACCTTTTAGTTGAATGTGAGTTCCTAGTAGGAAAAAACTCGTTTCTTGTAAAAAGAGGTATGCGACCTAACCTGTTCGAGATCTATCAAAATGGTGTACTATTAAATCAAAATAGCTCTAATAAAGATTATCAAGATTACTTTGAGAAGCAATTATTGAAATTAAGTTTCAAATCTTTCAGCCAGATCGTAGTATTAGGCTCTGCAAACTATTTGCCCTTTATGCAGCTCCCAGCTCATGGGCGAAGAGAAGTCATCGAAGATCTTCTGGACATACAAATCTTTAGTACGATGAATACATTGCTCAAAGAAAAGATCATTGAGAATCGGAATGAACTTCACGAGTCTGATCATAAGATTAATCTCATCGAGAACAAAATCGAATTGGCAGAGAAGCATATCGTATCTCTTCGTACCAACAATGACGAGCTGATCAAAGCTAAGCAAGGCATGATCGATGAACTCGAAGATCGTGTATCAGAAACTGAAACTGCTATTCAAGTTGTGTCTGATAACATCTTATCTCTGAGTGCACAGATCGAGGATCATGACAAGGTATCGAAGCGTAAGCTGAAGCTACGTCAGATGGAGACCGATCTCGAGACCAAGATTCGTAAGTTTAAGAAAGAGATCTCGTTCTTCCACGACCACGATAACTGCCCGACATGCCGCCAAGGTATCGATCATGGTTTCAAAGAAGAATGGATTAGTAATCGCACGAATAAGACAAGTGAGATTGAAACTGCCATGGTTGAGATCGAAAGACAGATGAAAAACATCGAGACTCGTCTGAACGAAATCGCTGCTATCAATGCACAGATCACGTCTCTGAATACTCAGATGACTGGTCATAACGCGGACATTCGTTCGTGGCAAAACTCGATTAAGACTCTGAACGCAGAGATCGAATCGATTCGTAACAATACACTTGCGATTGATACGAGCACTGACGATGTTGATGTTTTTAAGACTGAATTAAAAAATACCAAAGCTCGCAAAGAAGAACTCACACACCATCGTTCAGTTCTCGAAGTCGCTGGTGTTTTGCTCAAGGATACAGGCATTAAGACAAAGATCATCAAGCAATATGTTCCTGTCATGAATAAGTTGATCAATAAGTATCTCGCAGCCATGGACTTCTTTGTCCAGTTCGAATTGGACGAAAATTTTAATGAAACTATTAAGTCGCGTCACAGAGACGATTTCAGCTATGCCTCTTTCTCAGAAGGAGAAAAGATGCGCATTGATCTTAGCCTTATGTTTACCTGGAGGGCTATTGCTAAGCTTCGCAATTCTGCTTCGACCAACCTTCTCCTCATGGATGAAGTCTTCGACTCGTCGCTCGACGTTGGAGGAACAGAAGAATTCATGAAGATCCTCGAAGGCTTGACACAAGATACGAACACGTTTGTGATTAGCCACAAAGGCGATCAGCTCTATGATAAGTTCCATAGCGTAATCAAGTTCGAGAAACATAAAAACTTTAGTAGGATAGCAGCATGAACCAGTGGATTGAAGAGAAAGATGGCAAACAATACTGGTATCAACAGTATTCGAAAGCTGAGATGGAACTACTGAAAAAGTATCATGTAGCCATTAGCAGATTGACAAAACTCAATTTTGATAGGATTGTGAAATGATCAAAGACATCTTACATCATACAGCAAATATGCTTCGCGAAGAGATGCCGAAGTTTGACTTCGATAATCCGATTGTCAATCCAGTCGAACTCTACAACGATCTTGCCGAGACGATGATCGATGCTGAAGGTATGGGACTCTCGGCCAATCAGATTGGTGTACGTACTCGTATGTTTGTCATGAGAGCAGAGAACGTGATTGGTGTTATCAATCCGAAGATTATCGACGTATCATCTGAGACGGTGACACTCGAAGAAGGATGCTTGTCGTATCCAAATCTCTTCGTGAAGATCAAGCGCCCGAAGTTTATTAAGGTTCGCTTTACACATCCGGATGGTACGACTGAGACAAAGAAGTTTGATGGTATCACTGCTCGTGTATTTCAACATGAAATGGACCATCTCAACGGTATTCAATACACAAAGAGAGCGAATATATATCATATGGAACAAGCAAGAAAGCTTGCGACGAAAATAAACCGAAAAAACGGTGTACTTAAACCGAAAAATGAGTTATCTTTAGAAGTACAACAAATGATGGATTGGTTAAAAGCATGAGTGAAGATTGGGTAAGAGATATTTCTGGTATGCATCGGTATTACGGTGTCAATGAGAAGGTTCAGGACTTTGATGCCGATAAGCTGAAGCAGTTCCTTCGGTTTCGCATGTCGTTCCTCGACGAAGAGCTGACCGAAACAAAGAATGCGGTCAACGCCAATGACGCAGAAGAAATCGTCGATGGTTTGATCGACCTTTGCGTGGTGGCCATTGGTACACTCGATTCGATGGGGATTGATTCGTATGAGGCATGGAATAAGGTGCTTCGTGCAAACCTTTCAAAGGAAGTTGGTGTCAAGCCTGAACGGCCGAATCCTCTCGGTCTTCCAGATCTGATCAAACCTGCTGGTTGGAAGGCTCCGAGCCATGCTAACAATCATGGACTGCTCACAAAACTCAAAAAATAGTTTTTGTTTCGAAAATAAACATGTACAATTAATCCAATTCTTGGTATAGTGGACCTATAATCAAGAAGGAAATGATAATGACTAATTTCGTGAAAAGCAATTTTGAATACAGCGGCGGATACCTCCATTATAATACCGCCGCTGGCGAACGTAAGTTTGTCGCCCGCTTCAAACGTGGCCCAATTACCAAAGCCAAGTTTCAAGCCGCGTTGATCAAGTATTACGATGTAGATGCCTACTTCGCCCGTCTCGCCGGACCTTACAACGCATACGGTGAAGTTCCTTTTCAGATCATGATGAATGACGGTATTATTTGCCGGCATTACAAAACTCGTGAGTTCATCATTGACGGAAAGGCAGTATAATGTATAACGTTGTAGAAACGCTTGGTCAACAAACATTTAATTCCGATGGTGAATACACCCCTCTTATCGAAGGAATTCAAGCAATTATGCCTGAATTCAAAAGAATGTTTAACGAAGAAATCATCTCGTCTTTTCGAGCATTTAAGCGCAAAGATATAGCTGAATATTTTGATTCTTTGCCGAATTCTCAACGATCAGTAGAAATGAGTAAGCAACTCGGCGATTCTATTAATAACTTGTTTGAGGAACTTCTTATTGATTCAGGTCTTAATTTAATTGTTAAACAAGCAGATGGTTATGATTGGGTTTATCAAAATACTCGTCACACTGAAATCGAAGACAAAAATGCAATGACTCAAGATACAAGTAATAACATGTGGGTCGGCAATAGCAATAGCGGCCGTAAAGTCAGCATGCATTTGTTAAAGCGATTTGAGTTGAATGAAAAATATGAAATCGTTGGCGCTCATATTTCTTTAGTAAATTTAGATGATACTACTACTGATTGGAAAAACGGCGCGGGTGGACGTTCTAGTCTTTCATTTACGAAAGATGACATAAACGGTATCATCCCGATTTTTGGCCATTGGGATGGAAAAACTAAAAGACTTTTTCCTCGTTGGGAAAAAATTTGATGTACAATTAACTCAAACTATGGTAATCTTATATAATGATTAAAACTTATACTGCTATTGTCCTTCAAGATTTTATTGATAGGCGTCAAGAACGTGTTGATGAAGATGATCGCACAGATGTAAACCCGTATTTTCAATGGGATGCTGAGTTTGCCGAATGGCACCAAAGTATTATTGATCCTATGCAAGTAATGTACGAAGGTTATGAATACGATACTACTCACGAAGTATATGGTAATCTTGACTATAAGATGTATTCGAAAGAAGGTGTAAAGGTTAGTTCTTATATTCAAAGGCAGATTGCTGCTGGTAAGATCAAACATTTAGTTGTCTGGAAATGGACAGACGGTTATAAACAGTTGTACTTAAATCAAGAAGTTAGGTATACTATCCTAGGAATTGTTTCTGCTAAAGAAGCTTTAGCAAAAATAGTAAACGGTCGTTTTAATTTTGAAGAGGTTACAAATGTCTAAAGAACGTGAATCAATTAAAGTCCTCCAAGAGTGTGCTGAAATCCAACTGAAGAAGTCGAAAGACTATCAGAACGAAGCATCACGCATTCGCCAAGCTGACTACTATCCTCGTGGTGTAGCAACCATTACCGATCTCATCTATGCCAAGACTCTGCGTATGCAGTCTGTCATCGAAGCAATGGAAAAAGATCCTACTTACACGCCTAACTTCGAATCCATTGTAGACTCTGCAATGGATCTGATCAACTATGCATCGTTCGTAGTGGCTTATTCTCGTGGCAAGATGGACGGTCAAGATCCTAAGCGTGACTTCCTCAATCGTCCTATCAAGATTGATGGCGCTAGCGTTGGAGGTAATCTTGCTCAAAGTTGATGACATTCGTCAGCACTTCATCGGTGAATTGATGGACAGCAACTTTGTCACTGACAAGACTGGTGTCAAGACCATCGAGATGATTGGTGCCACATTCGAAGCTGATGAACCAACCATCTTCGGTGATGTAAATGATGACTACATTCAACGTGAGCTTGAATGGTACGAGTCAATGTCGTTATATGTTGATGATATTCCTGGTGTTACTCCTGCTATTTGGCAGCAAGTCGCTGATCGTGCTGGTAAGATCAACTCGAATTATGGTTGGGCTATCTATCACAAAGATAACGGTTTGCAATATGTGCGTGTCTTCAATGAATTATTACATTTGCCAAATAGTCGTCGTGCAGTCATGATCTACACTCGACCTACTATGTGGGAAGATTACAAGCGTGATGGTATGAGTGACTTCATGTGCACTAATACTGTACAGTACATGATTCGTAATGAGCAGCTTGTTGCAATCGTTCAGATGCGTTCGAATGATGTTGTCTTCGGTTATCGTAACGACTATGCATGGCAAAAGCATGTTGCTGATACTTTGACAACAGACTTAGGACTAACAAAAGAACCAAAAATTATTTGGCATGTTGGTAGTCTTCACGTATACGAAAGACACTTTGATAAGGTAAAGTAATGAAAGACGTTTTATATTATTCGACTTTGACAGGCCACGAGATCAGTGATGATGTCGTGGTCGTTGGTCTGTGCCCTTCGAGTAACGATGTTCGTTCGAGATCTGATACGTACTGGCGTCTCAAGAACTGGATGAACATCGTAGGTCAATACGCATACGACTTCTACAACGTCATTCCTGATATTGTCGACGCAGATCCGAAGATGGCGAACGTCAATCTTGAGGATATAAATACTAAGCTAAGCAAGTTTAGAGATAAGAAGGTGATTGCTCTCGGCAACTTTCCCTCGAAGGTACTCGACAAGCTTGGCATAGATCACCTCAAGATCGGTCATCCTTCGATGCGTAACAGAAAGTGGAATGACTTTCGTAACGTAACGATGACTCTTGAAAATATGAAAGATTATCTGCGTGGAACTCACTGAATATTATGACGAGTATATCCGATATTTCCATCTAGCAAAGGAT